TTAATGCAAGGTAAGTGTCATATCCAAGAGTCAGCTTATTAGGTGTCCTTCTTCCTTCAAGCCTGATCTGCCGTTTGCGTGCGTCAAAAAAACGGATAGGATCAGAATTTGCATCTGAAAACTTAATGAACTGGCTTCCACTGGCTGCTGTGCCGGAAGCAATGCCCTCAAATTCGTTTTCCCATACACCAGCTTTAAAATAATTATTCGCAAACATAATATCCAAATGGAGAAGCTGCTGGTCTGTAACAAAACGGTTCTTCGCCCTCCTTGGGTCGATGGAAGGCGGCACATTAGCGCGCTGGTAATTCTGTGCCCCAATCTGATCAATCCCAACGATAATCTGGTCAACCTCACATTTGTATGTTTCATCCGTATGGCCCATCTGTGCAGGCGGCACTTTGCCAAACTTCGGCTTTCTCTGTACATGATCTCTTGCCAGGTCACCCTTGTTAAAAATATAGTAATACCCGGTGGAAAAATCTACCGGACAGATTGGGAAAATGCTTGTTGCCACATAGTCCCCGGCGTTTGCAAAAAACGCCATACTCATATTTGTAAGGTAACGGTTTGGCTTCCACCCTTTCGCAATACGCGCCGATAATTCAGCGGCGCTTCCTACTTCTCTTCCTGTACCCATTGATTTCCTGCCTCCTTATGCTGTAGCAGGCTTATAACCTGCCTTGATAATCTGAACCTTAACCCATGTGCCCGCCTCAGATGCATTACTGAGCGCCACACCAACAATGAAGTCACCCGCCTTTGCCGGCACCGCCCTGCCTTCCGCATCCGCTGCCAGTTCAGCACCTACAGTGATTGCTTCCCCTGCTGCCCACTTGCCGATATCCTTGATCTGAATGTCTACATCCATTCCCTTTTCCACTGTTTCGTCAGTCTCAATAAGGGAGATACCGATCACATGGGCGCCTGCTTCCGGCTTGACCACCGCTCCATCTTTGATCGCCAGGGCGATCGCGCGTGCATTTTCAATATAATCCCCGGCAGGCAGCACAACCGTCGGGCTGTCATTAATACTGCTTCCAAAATAAGTTGCCATGCTTTAATCCTCCTCCTCACATCTTGCGGCCAGCTCAGGATTGGACATAAGGACTTCATCCAGGGCCTGCGCCTTCGATAATCCCGTCTTGGATTTCATGAGTTCCACTGCCTTTGCTTCTGCCTCGGCCCATGCACTCCCATCCGTGCTGCCATGCCCGGACTTTCCAATTTCAGAAAATGCACCGGATTTTTCAACCGTGACTACTGCCTGGTCCAGCACAGCAATCATATCATCGTATGCGGTACCGCCTGCAGCTCTGAGGTTCTTAAACATAGGAACCAGATCCTCTTCTTTCTTACCAATAATTGCATATCTCTTTGCAACCTCTGTAAGTTCCCTGTCCTCCGCTTCCTCCCGGAATTTCTTCAATCCTTCCAGCTCCGCCCTTACTGCAGGATGCAGCCCTTTATAAATATTGTCTGCTTCTTCTTCCTGCTGTACAGGCGTTGCCCCAACTGCATGATGTGATGCAGACTTTGTTACGGCTGGCTCAGCTGGCGCATCCTGCGTCTGCCCTGACGCTGGCTGTTCTGTCGGCATCACGCCTCCATCTTCCGGATCTGCTCCACCATCTCCATACCGCTTTTCAATGCTTTCCAAAAAAGCCCTCTCCGCATCGGTCAGTTTGCTCTTGTCAATCTTCATTTCTTCTTCGTCTCCTTTCTGGTTTTTATGATCGCCCGCTTCGTCTTCCTCAGGCTCTTCTTCTGATTCGGCCTTACCAGCCTTTTCGATTGTTTCATTCAGTCTCGCTACTGCTGATTTCATCATCTCAAGGTCTGACTCCGATACCTCTCCACTTTTTCTAATAATGCTGGCTTCCTTGCCGCATGACCATTTTGCTATTGACCCCTGCACAGCTGCATAAAATTCATCCAGGCTTTCCTGCATTGCCGCTGCTGCACTGGAACTGTCCATCTCTTCATCATTCAGGATCGAACAGAGGGAAGACTGCAGCGCATAGCAAATGTCCCACATTTCATCGGCAATCTTCCGGTTGTTAACTTCGTTGATCTTCTCATGGAAGCTGACAGAATCGCCTTTCTGTATTTCATCCACCACACTGTCGATTTCCCCCTGGTCAATGCCTGCCGCTTTGCCGATAAGACCAAACAGCTTTTTCAGGACATTCCCGGATTCTTTTTTGCGCCTGTCTTCCGGAACATGGGCATCCGCACCTTTTCGTTTCATCATCCCGATGTGCGCATCTGGATTCGCGCCTTCATCCACAAAATCCACTTTCCGGATTTTAAGGTTTTTCAGTTTTGCCGCCACTTTCCTGCCTCCCTTCCGTCATTTATGACATATGTGTGCTGACTTCGGCCTTTACCCTCTCTGCCTCTCCCTCAATGGAGAACATCGGGTAGGTGCCGTCTTTCACCTTTTCCCATACATCTTTATCCAGCACTTTAAAACCAATCCACCATCCGATCGGGAGTGTGCCGGCAGGTATCCCGATCGCCTTCATTTTTTCTTCCGTAAACACAACGCTTTCTACCAGCACGGCTACGCCGCCGCGCTCGTGCATCTCCCCGCCCTCACCGTACAGCCTTACGTATTCATAGGCTGCATCCTCCAGTTCCCCTGGTTCGATCATATCGCCCTGCCAGTCTTCAATCAATTCCCCGTCTACGCGCATAGAAACACTCGCCCATCCAAAGGCAAGCATTTTTTCATCATCAGACTTCGCAATCTTAAACCGGCCTTTTACAATATCATCCGTTTTCTCCTTCTGGCTGCAGACAGGTTTTTCAATCAGGTCTGAGAATTTTTTCATGCACCCACTTCCTTTCCCGCTGGCAGCGATACCTCTATGTATTCCACTGCACATGCGCACCTTGGATGGGCTGGCGGCAGCATATGCTGTCCTGCAAATAATGTCCTGCCCTTAAAATTAAAATCCGCATCCATCTCTATTTCCGTCCCTTCCAATGCAGCGCAGGTTTTACATACCGCATCATCACCAGATGTATTCCAACGTTTCCTGACAGTCCCTATAAAATTCTGGGACTGCGCCTGCCTGATCCCTTCATCAGCGCCACGGTTATATGCAAAGGCGCTTTCTGTCTGAGCGATCGTTAATGCCCTCTGCCGGTGTTTCCGCTCCGCATATTTTGCCGTGGCATCCAGCGCTTTCCTGCGGACGCTTTCCGGTTTCATGCGCGGATGCTCTTTTTTTAGATTCGCCACAATGCTGTCATAGAGCCTCGCCGCTGCTTTTGCGTCCCCTTCTGTCAGGCCAATGCAGGGACGGATCAGCCTTGAAAGCTCATCAACCGTGTGTCCGTCCTTCATCTTTTTTGTCAGCAGCGCTGCTATGGCGTCTTTTTGTTCCTGTGTGCTGTTGGTCACAAATTCCGCCCCACGTTCACTGATCCAGCCCAATATGCCAGGCGTCTGCGTATGGAACTCAAAAGCAAGGCCATCAAGAATCGGCTGCCCTTCTGACCCTGCCATGATTGCATTTGTCCATAGGCTGCCAAGTCTGGTTGCCACCAGTACAGAATAATCCTGCATCCATAAACGCAATGTTTCCTGGCTTATGGCGCCCTCTATGACTGCCTGCCTGATTTCCTGGTAAGTAAGCGCATTTTGCTGATCCTGCCAAAAGCCACAAAGTATTTCCACTAGCTCGCCAGTAACGGCAACGCTTTCCAGATATTCTTCAAGCCTTCGAAGGATCTCCCGGCCATTTTCTGACTTTACCTTCTTTACCCGCTTTGGTGCAATCATCCGGAATCCCATATGTTAGCCTCTCTTCCCAGCCGCTTTTTAGCCTCTTCCACCTTTTCTTCCGGGACCTCCCCGTCTTCATCGCTTTGTTCCGTGCCTGCGTCTGTCTCTGGCTCTGGCGGCTGGTTCTGTTCCTGCTGATCCTGTCTTGTGCGGTTAATCTCTCTGGTGTCTGAGGTTCTTTCCGGAAGATGCCCTGCCTGCCGGATATAGTCCTCCAGGCCGTCATCCGGCACCAGGACGCCAATTCCTGTCATATCCTTAATAAACGCTGCGATCTTTGTAATATCTGCATCTTCGATATCCCCATGCGTCATTTTGGGATACTCCGTAATACCGGCAAAATGCTGGCCGTTAATATCAATTAATGATGGTATGCCCTGGCTGTTGAACGTCTCGCAGATAATATCCAGAAATGCGCCTATGGCAACGGCGAATAGTTCCGTCTTATCAGAACTCAACGCCCAGCTTCCCGTCTT